AAAGCAAAACAGTCTAAAAAAGGCGTGGCGGAAGAATCCGATGACGTGCAAGATACAACCAATCATAAAGAACGATGCCAAATACTGAACAAATTGAGACATGATCCTATTGCCATGAAAGATCCAACCACAAGACAACAAGTGTTGCGTCGCAGTCATGAATTAGGTTGTGATAAGATAGCAGCAGAAGATCATAGCACCATGACACAAGGTTATGGTCGCGAATCTAGTAGCACAGGACAGGCATTTGCAGGCCGTATGAAAGGTGCCATTCCGGAAGATGCATATTTTCAAAAGCTAGAATCTATACTAGAAGAAAAACAACGACTTGACCCTAAGTGTTGGAAAGGCTATAAAAAGTCTGGCACTAAAATAAAGGGCGGTGTTAGAGTTAATAAATGCGTTCCTGCCGAAGGTGTGGCGGAAGGCTCTGAAAAGAATAAAGCATATACACAAGGCGGGGAAGCAGGTAAAAAGAGTCATCGCGCCGAGAACAATCCTTATAAATCAGGATCTCCCGAACATCGTGATTGGGAAGCAGGTCGCAAAGGAACCGTCCCAGATCGTTCGAGATTTTTACCATCCAAGAAAGGTGTGGCGGAACAACAGGTTGATGAATCTGCTTTCTCGCCCGAAGAGATCGCAGCCATCAATCAATACCTTGATGATGAGATCAGTTTTATCCAGCTCAGGCGAGCATACCCCCGCTTAATCGGCAAAGCCGCACGCCAATTTGGCACGGGCTCTACCAGAGGTTTCCGGGGCGAAATGGATTTTTACGATCGCATGGTACAGGCCAGAGATGAGGGCGATATTGAACAACAAATACCTGATTACGGTAACACACGTATGATGGCAAAATCAAAATTATCTAGTCCAAAAGCAACTGCTATTAAATGGATGAAAAAAATGTATGGCGATGGTAACATAACGTTTAGTAAAACATCTAATGGTGGCTATTTCGTACAACACGAAGATGATTTTGGTGATACCCATTCACATCAATATGATCCAAAAACAGGTAAGGTTGATTTTAGGGGGTCAATCAATTCAACTTATTATGGCAAAGGTGTGGCGGAAGATTGGCAAAAAGTTAACAAACACGATAAAACAGACGGCATGAGTCGCAAGGCTGTTAAGGCCTATCGTCGTGAGAATCCCGGCAGCAAACTAAAGACTGCTGTTACAACAAAGCCAAGCAAGTTAAAAAAGGGCGGCAAGGCCGCTAAACGCCGTAAGAGTTTTTGTGCTCGTATGAGTGGTATGAAGAAAGCTCATGCTAGTGCTAAGACTAAGCGTGATCCAGATAGCCCAATCAACAAGGCTCTACGTCGTTGGAACTGCCACGAAGATGCTTATATGAATAGTCTATCTGTGCAGGTAGCTGAGAAATTAAATCCCCAGGCAGATGTCGATGTTTGGGTCCAAGATTTTCAAAAAGCAGATCCTAACAGGTATCATCAGTTTAAAAATAAAACACCTCAGAAAAAGGCACAGATGGCCCAAGCGGCACATTATGCTGCCAATGAACCAAGTAAGAAAAAATGAAGCTCGTTGAGTTCGAGAAAAGCGATTATGAAATACACAATCGCCCAAAGTTGGATAAAATCCTCCTAGAACTCTGCCACCACATGATTAAAGGACAACGTATCGATGCAGACAAATACGGAATGGTTGCGGCCTGTGTCTTAGACCCCAAAAACCGCAAAGTCTACGGTGTGAACGAGGCGGCCGGAGATGGAACTAGACGCCACGCTGAAAGAGTTGCAGTGGATCGTTATGTAGAACACTATGGTAACATACCAAAAGGTAGCATAATTGTCACTACACTAAGTCCTTGCAACGAGAACAAAACAAAAATGGCAGATGATCGTTACGGTGAAAGCTGTACAGATTTAGTGAATTCAATAGACTGCCGAAAAGTCTACTGCGGATATATAGATCCAACACAGCATAACGAACATGCTAGATATACTCTAGAAGAAACTTCAAACGGTAAAATCAAAGATCTCTGCAGGCGTTTTGCAGATACATTTCTGAATACAAAATAGTTTGACACCAAACATATCTGTGCTATATACTATAGCACAAGGAGAATATCATGGGTAAAGCATTTGGAGCACCAGAACAGGCAAAGATCAAACAAGTCGTAGCAGAAGGTTGTACTGTTATGCAGGAAATACAAGACCTAACCGAAGGTCTAAATGACACCATCAAGGCAGTAGCAGAAGAACTAGAAGTCAAACCTAGTGTAATTAAAAAGGCAATTCGCATTGCTCTCAAAGATCAGTGGGATCAAGTATTCCGAGAATTTGACGATCTTGAAACTATTGTAGATATTAGCGGACACGCAAACCGCCGCGAAGATGAATGAACGATCTGTTAACAGGAGTCTTTGAATGGATCAAAGATGATTGGTATTCTCATCCTTGGCGTTTTATCGTCGAGCTTGCTGCTTGGGCTATTAGTATCGGCTGCTCGATTACAATGGCAATCACCGTCCCTAATCCGCCGCTTTTGGTTTTATATCCTATTTGGATTTGTGGGTGTGCTATGTATGCTTGGGCTGCTTGGACTCGTAGTTCCTTCGGAATGCTCGCTAACTATTTACTTCTTGTATCCATCGACACAATCGGTTTAATTAGAATGCTAGTTATCTAATATTAAATATATAAGAGAAAGGTTAGTCAGCCATAAGTGACACAGTTGGTATTTGTCAGCCGCAAATGACATCAATGGAGAAAATCAGTGAGTTATACAGACGCGATATGGGATCGCGAAAAGGACATCATTCATGTTGTCGAACGAGATCCTAAAAAGGGTAGACTTTATCAGACTTACCCTGCACGATATCAATTTTACTATCCCGACCAACGGGGCAAGTACAAATCAATCTACGGCGAAAGCCTATCCCGAGTAACAGCTAAAACTTTTAAAGAGTTTATCAAAGAGCAAAAGATTCATTCGAGTTACAAACTCTACGAAAGCGACATCAATCCAGTATTCCGTTGTCTGGAAGAAAACTATCTAGGTAAGGATGCACCAAAATTAAATGTGGCCTTCTTCGACGTCGAGGTAGATTTTAATCCGGAACGAGGTTACGCAAGTCCTGATGATGCGTTTATGCCAATCACTGCCATTGCAGTACATCTGCAATGGTTAGACACACTGGTCTGCCTTGCTGTACCTCCAAAAACATTAACCATGGAACGGGCTAAAGAACAGGTTAAAGATTTTCCTAACACATTTCTATTTGAAACCGAATACGAAATGCTCGACACATTCTTAAATCTCATCGATGATGCAGATGTATTGAGCGGCTGGAACAGCGAAGGCTTTGATATTCCTTACACCGTGAATAGAGTTACAAAAGTTCTCAGCAAAGAAGATACACGCAGATTCTGTTTGTGGGGCCAATTTCCAAAGAAGAGAGAGTACGAAAAATATGGAAAACAGGCTGTTACTTATGACCTAGTCGGTCGCGTTCATTTAGACAGTCTCGAGCTGTACCGCAAATACACATATGAAGAACGGCATTCCTACAGACTCGATGCTATTGGAGAAATGGAGATAGGTGAATCAAAGACTGTCTATGAAGGTACACTCGATCAACTCTACAACAATGATTTCCGCAAATTCATCGAATATAACAGACAAGACTGCGCTCTGTTAAACAAGCTCGATCGTAAACTTAAATTCCTAGACCTAGCTAATACAGTTGCACACGAAAATACTGTACTACTACAGACCACTATGGGTGCTGTGGCTGTCACTGAACAGGCTATTGTAAATGAAGCACATCATCGAGGGCTAATTGTTCCTAGTCGACCCCGTAGAGATGAAACTGCAAACAGTCAGGCCGCAGGCGCATACGTTGCATTTCCTAAAAAAGGTCTACACGACTATATTGGCTCAATGGATATTAACAGTCTATATCCCAGTGTGATTCGAGCCTTAAACATGGGACCGGAAACTATTGTTGGACAGTTGCGTCCAGACTACACTAAGGCAGAAATTGAAGAAAAAACAACTGCCAAAGGCCTAAGTTTTGCAGGATCTTGGGAAGGTAAGTTTGGTGCAAACGAGTACGAAATGGTTATGAACCAGGATCGTGTAAATGAAATCATTATCGACTGGGAAGATGGAACTACTGATGTAATGAGTGGTGCTCAGATCTACGAACTTATCTACAACAGCGGAAAACCGTGGATGCTCAGTGCCAACGGTACTATATTCACACACGAACACGAAGGCGTTATCCCAGGTCTGCTGAAACGCTGGTATGCTGAGCGTCGAGAAATGCAGGCAAAATTAAAAGATGCCATTAAGGCGGAGAATAAAATTGAAGAAGAATACTGGGACAAACGACAATTGGTTAAAAAGATTAACCTTAATAGCCTATACGGTGCTATTCTTAACATTGGTTGTAGGTTCTTTGATGATCGTATTGGCCAATCCACAACTCTTACCGGACGACAAATTGCTCGTCATATGGCCGCAAAAATAAATGA